CATTCAATGGTGAATAAACCAATATACGAACTTCTGCCCAATCAAATTTTCCATCTATAAGATCAAAACAATTATAAGGAGAAATAAATGGTATACGTAATTCTACTTCTGTATCTTTAGCAATATCCATTTGTACATGATTTAAATTTTGTGCATTAGAAACATGAGAAAAAATAAATTGCTTTCTATTTCCTAATAAGCCAGGCATAGGCGCTGCTGCCATTAATAGCCTACCTGCTTGGAACGGTTGGGAATTGACTTGTAATTTTAAAACACATGTAGCGCGAAATGAAGTAAATCCATCCAATTTTCTTGCAGTCATAGGTCTATTGCTGAAAAGGCCTGTAGGAACAAGGAGCCCATCGGCGCGGTTACCAGGCCGAAACAAATTTTCACTACGAGCCGCCGTACTAGACCAACGAAACGTACTTAGCAACTGCGGTCTTTTCAAATAAGAAATGACCGAGTGTGCTAAATCGTCTGTGTGTTGTACTGATGGTGTCATGGGTATAGGTGACTCAAAAGGTAAGCCCTCCGATACCTTTGCCATATCTGAATCAAAAGTGACAATTTCTACTTGTTCTTCTACTGTTTGTGTTACTTGAGGTGCTTCCTCAGAATTTGGCTCCTCTGGAGCTGTTTTATTAAAATTTTTTGTTGAAGCTGGCCATGGGTAGTTTCGGATTAGGCACGACCAAATGCATAAAATCCTAGTTGGGTTCTCTAGATATTGAGGGGCTGCCTCAGCGCATCTTGAGTGGTAAAGATAAATATCTAACGCTCTTCCTTAAATAGCACTTATGTTAATGTTAACAACCAACATTTTAACCCACTAACATAGGGATCACATCTAAGGGACCTATTCTAAAACTATACTACGAACCTCCTCATGCTTCACATATTCGGAAAAATGACCAATTTCTTTTGAACATTTCTCAAAAATCGGAAACCATTTATTCCAAATATGTTCAGAATGCAAACTTAACTCTCGTAAAGAACCATCAATTTGAGCTTTTACTTGATTGATGGGATCTGGGCATTTATGTAACCACATCGGAGATTCCAATATGGTATCCATGTCAATAGGGGCAAGCCATAGTTGTCGTTCCTTATTAAAAACAAATTTTCGTTTTAAATAAGATATTTGTTCCATAGGTCGAAATTTGTCTGTAGCTACAGCATCTTTATCCTCCATAGTATAAGATAAGCCAATCTGTTTAAAAAGATCCACTAAAGTTTGTTGATTAAAACCAGATTCAGAAGAAGGTACTGACAATATGTGATCATCACCATAAGCTACTAATCCACACTGTTTAAAGAAAGATCGTGCATTGATATAAGAAGCTTTTCCTTTATAAATCTGCCAAATGCTACAAAATGAAATTTGAACGAAAATTGAATTTATAATTGCTGTCAAATAATGTCCAGAAGGTAACGAATGCGTCCATCGATAAACCTCATTACCTGTCACATGTACAGAATTAAATAAGGTTATCATTAAACACCACATAACAAATGAATCTTCATCAGACGAGCCACAAAATCGTTTAGACAACTGAATAAGTACCATACCTGCTGCCTGCAATAATTGAACATTTTGACTTGCATCAAAACCTTCAAAATCACCAGCAACAATATTATTTGACTTACTCAATATTTTTCTTGCGATCTGCGACCAGTCAGACGAGTACACATTTGTTCCAACAGAAATTCCACATACGTTCCTAGCTTTCTGAAGAACAGCCACTATTCCATTAAAATACATCTTACATGCTATTAAATAATCCAGTGGTCCCGCTGAAAACAATCGAGTTTTGTGAAATTTATGATGAGGTTTACGTTCGTCCTTCAAAGTATCCATGAAAATGTGTTCGCTTATTTTTCCAATTTTACATTCCTCAATGATAGATTGTACACGCTGTTGTAAAATCTTACATTGAGTGCGATTAACATCACACTTTTCATCGTCACCAAAAATAAGTTTTCGTGTTTCGAATCCTTTAAGATGTACAAAAGGATATCCTGGAGATGTATTGCGTTTTATTGAATTAATAAATTCTTCACCATCAATACCAACAACAGCCTCTTCAAAAGTATAAACAGGCTTAATATTGGGTCCAAAATCATAATGAGATATATTTTGTGAAATTTCATCAACTAATGCCTCAACTGCCATATCAATATTCAATTGTTCAATAAATTTCGGAATATTTCCTAATCTACCTAAACGATATTGTCTTGGATCAAAAATTTTTCCTTCAATTTCTACTGGTTTTAAAGCACACGGACGTGTCTTAACATCAGCTATTTTATTATATAAAGGTGACGGTATAATTTTTGATTTTACTGGTTGTGCCACAGGACGTTCTATTGTTCCTAAACGAATAAATTCTGCGTCTTCAGGCACCTGACATTGTTGTGATGGATATTCCCCTAAATTTTGTTTAACTCTAAACTCTACCGTATCATATTGGGGAAATTGAGAAAGAATCTTATTAATATCTTCTTTATAAATAGGAGTAGCATAACCCAAACCATTGGTATCATGTCCGGCAACATGCATTCCTACAATTTTTCCAGGAGAAATATTAACATTTTTAACAATTATGGGAGCACCACATTCAGCTGGCTGTGTATCTAAGGAATATTCCCATAAATTACGCATCAATCTAGCAGGTTGACCCATCTCATTATCGATAATAGTACTTTCCTTAACAGCCAATGAACTATGTCCTTGAGTATGTCGGAACATAACTATAGATCGATTTGAATTAGCAATATTATTATTAACCAATACTGGCATCATTACATCAGTAGATTTAACAAAAGACATATTAGATTTATCAACATAAAAGGGTTCAATATTTGAATGGAAAGTTGCAGTTTTTACTGGGAAAGCCATTATGTCACGGGACAAAATAGGGACATTATACTCCTCAGGCGATTCCAAATAATAAGCACTCTTCAAAATTTCGGAAACATCCAATTCAAATGCACGGTCCAAAAATACATTCTTAAAATAAATTTTATTTGAACCACCCATTCCTTGAATTCTTCTAAATGCTGAAACATAATGACGGGGACACATAACTATCCTTGCTCGCAAAAACATAGCATGACCAATGGCCTCATCAGTATCAACTGTAAAAATTTTATAATAATTTGTACGTATAATTTTCATGGCCATTTCTGCTGCATTAAGATCTTTAACTCCTTCAGCCGTCGGATTTGGATTGCATTGAGGACATGTTGTACTTTTACCTAACCAATAACGTTTAAATGGGTTAGTCCAAAATCGCTCACCTAATTCATGTTCACATACTTTTTCTTTCAACAAAGAAAATTCAGCTCTTGCATTTTTAATTTGAGGTGTACAATAAGATTCATTAACAGGGCCTACAATGCGATCTTGTTCTTCTATCTGTCCTCTACATTGTTCACAAGAAGTATTATCAATTCTAAAGAAATTCTTTATTTTCTCAATTCTACTTAATTCGTGCGAACAAACTCTGAATATTTCAACCTTTGGGTTTTTAAGATTAGCAGGATTATAGCCCTCTTGAGTAGTTCTAGGCACTACTTGATCATCTACTATATCATAAAATTGAGGAGAACCTGCCAAAACCCATGAATCTCTATATTTCGGAACAACCCATTCGATTGACTTTGCTTCAAAACCTTTCTTATGTAATAATTTAGTAATAGTATCGCATGTTGGATCCGATTTATGAGATTTAATAAATTGTTCAGGGGACATGAGTTTCTCTTTCTTTTCAGAAGAAGTAAAGCTTATATATAATTTAATAATACCAAATATCAATCCACAAATTCCAGCAAATTTCATGGCTTTGTATATATAACTATGGTCTTTCTTAAACTTTTCCCATGCAGATTGAACAGGAATCAATTTTAAGTGTAAATCTTGTAGTGCATATTTAATTTCAAAAATTGCTTTTTGAGCATAATTGCCATTAAGAGAAAACCTAAAATCGCTATAATTTTCTTTAACATTATTCCATCCTCCTTTCACACTATCTTTAACATAGCAAAGGGAGCTTCCTAATGTTTTTCCTATTCCTTGTTGTTCAGGATTTGATGTACTAGGTTTGGGTTCTTCTTTCTCTTGTAATACTGTAGTTATATAATCATCCATGCTATCAACAAAGCCTTTCCGCTGAAAATATTTTGTTGTAGCTGCATATATCAAATCTTTGTATGAAATAAAATCTCCCAGTTTTTGAGTAACCATATCATATTGTTGGAAAAGATAAATAGAAGGATCAAAAACTCCAGGTTTGGTAACAACTCCTGGTTTACGTGTTACAATAATTGAAATATCAAATCTTCTAAATAAAGCAGTTTCAAAATTCAATGAAGCGGTTTTAGGTTGTTCAAGATTTGAAGATACCATAATAATTTTAGAATTGAAAGTCGTGTTGGCTTTTTGGTCCAAGCTAGCCATATGTAAAGGATAAGGGAAAGAATTAGCTGCTCTAATAATTTCGAACAATTCCAAATTAGGAGAAGATGTTGAATCCACCAGTTGTCCAAAATCATCAAATACTGTAACTAATTGATTCTCATATCCATCCCAAAATTCTTGTTCAGGAGATCTCATGTAAATCAAATTTTTCCAATATTTAGCCAGATCTAAAGTTGATTTTTCTTGTTGAAATATACCTTTCAAAATTTCTGCTGCTAATGGATAAGTTATAGACGATTTTCCAACACCGGTTCCACCAGCCAAATATATTGTGACCGGAGGATTTCGAACACTGGTACCAACTCGACCTTTAGAATTGAATTTTTCTAATAAATTACCAAGCTTATAAACTATCTTCCACACATCTTGTTTAAATTCATTAAATACTGTTTGGCGTGTCAATGCCATTCCTCTTCCATAAAGATTCATCAAAATTGACCAATTAATATCATTCCATTGCATATTTCCTTCATAATATTGTGTGAAAAAGGTATCACAATCTTCATACCATTTCTTAACTGGGGAACATTCTTTATCAATGTCTTCTTCATATGCAATACCTAAGATAACTTCCTTATACCATTTAATAACTGATGTTATGATATTACTCAGCCAGTCTGTAATTTTATTAACTCCTTTTGACATCTTAGGATCACCTAAATAACCAATTCTACGCATAATTTTATCAGTTTGGGGATTAGACCAAATTTTCTGTAAAATCTCGGCGGGAGGAGAAATAATGCTGTTGACAACCATAGCAGGCAAAAACGGGATAGAAATTTTGCCATCTTGTTGCTGTATACGATGTTCTTCTCTAAAACCTATACCAGTAGTTACTTGATATAATAAATTTAATGTTTTAACAATAATTTTGATTCCATATTTCATAACAGTATATCCTAACATAGCTACACAAGCTGTAAATAAAAACATCATCATTGCTTCTTTTGCTGATGTTATAATTGTATTCTTAAGACTTGACATAAAATTTTCATGTGTTTTTGCTACAGTTTCCTCAAATTTAGCAAACTGAGCATCTGAAACTTTTAAGTCATGTTTAACATTAAAATCAAAAGCTTGTTGTGTTGGAAATTTAGAAACTAATTCAGCCAATTCATCGAACAAAGTGGCACTTACGCTCTGATTCGTATCACTTTGTTGCATAGGATTTCTTAAATGTTTTACACTCTCAAACCAAAAAGGTAATTCCTTCAGGCCATGTGATGTCAACTTATCGAAAAATCCTCGTTCATAAATTTGTCGTAACAAATTTCTTCCCATAATTTGATGTTTCTTGGGTTCGAAAATCAGATCTCCTAGTCCATTTTCGGCATTAATATCAATATCAACCAAAAATCGTGTGGGTAAGACATAGAGAACACGTGCTAAACGGCGATAGTATTTTCGTAAAGAACGAGCACAATGTCTTGATAAATGTACAATTAAACTTATATAAATATTTAAAATATGTTCACGTTGATAAGGACATCCATCATAAGGATATTCAGGGAAAAGTTCCTCACCATTCATCTCAACATAATGTGTGGACCACTCACCAAAGTAATGAGGAATACATTCACAATTTAAAGAATTTGATGTTGGTGTTGGGGTTGTATCGAAGTTTCCAGGATAAAACCTTCTCCTTGAATATAATATTTCTGATAAAATAGTTTTGAGTTGGGCTTTCTTATAACGTTTCCAAAAATGTGTATCATCGTTGATAACAATAGCATCATGAACAACTTTCTCGCTGGGAGTAAAATTAAATTCATGAGTCTGATCAGAAGTTGTTCGTGAAAATAATACACGTTGAAACATACTAGTTTCCCACGAATAAAACTTGGAAACAACTTCCTTCCATTCTGTCCAATCATTGTATAATGGATGTTTCCTTTCAAAATTTAAGTTGTTGACAAATTCTTCTGCCAAATTTTGTTTAACAAAGGTATTATGGAGCAAGTACTGTACTTTTGAGAGAGACATCTTTGTTTTATGAGTTTATTTGCTTGTAATTCTTTGTAAATATTTGCAAGTGCAAACAAAAGACAAATGTAATTATGTTTTATTTAAAAATAGAAAGGATCTGTCCTTTCCAAGCAAAGGGTACCCTATAACCATGGCGTGCGCTAGTTATAAGTTACACATATAGCTGACCCTCGCAGGTATATGGCAATAAGATAGAGGTATGTCTAGTTGCTCTAGAAGCGCGTGGCGGATATATAATCGCTCATACATATTCTTACGGTGTTTCTTATCTTTACGACTTCATGTAGTGAACACTTACATTACTGAAGAAGAGTGTTTTTAATATGACACCATCATATTCTTCCATTTAAAGTTTATAGTGAAAATAGGTTGCTCTTATTCAC